AATTAAATGAACTTTTAGTTCTTTGTGGAAGAAATGATATTGAATTTATTTTGAAAAAAGAAGATGATTTAAATTCAGTAATCTATGATAATGAAACTAAAAAAATAACAATAAATTTTATTGATAGCGAAGATAAAGAAATGGAAACTTTATTGACTAATAAAATTAATGAACTAAAGGAGACTTTTAAGTAAGTCTTTACTGAAGGATTCTGAGTATTCACCATCTCCCATAACTTGGTCAATAATTCCTTTTTTCTTTTGTAGTATATTATAGATTATTTTCTCAACCGTGTTCTCAAATACGGGATAATAAACTAACACACTATTCTTTTGACCGTAACGATATGCTCTATCTTCAGCTTGACTATGGTGTGCGGGTACAAATGATAAATCATTCATAACAACAACTTCACCCGCAGTTAAAGTAATACCAACACCACCCGCAACAATATTGGAAATGAATATTTTTATCTTGTCTTCATTTTGAAATCTATCAACACTTTCTTGTTTCTTTTCTTTGGACATACTACCATTTAATATTACGGAGTTCTTTTTGTATTTCTCATGTAACATATCTAATGACATTGTGAAATTGGTAAACACAATTACTTTCTTCCCTTGATCTAAACATTTATCTATAATCTCACATGTGTATGGGATTTTTTCATAGGCAATAAGTTGTCTAATTTTCATTAAACGATTTAAAGTAACACTAATAGTTTCGTTATCCTTCTTATCATTACTAATTCTTGTAAACTCTTCTAACTCCTCATCATACATTCTACTTGTGAGTTCCACAAAAACAGGAGTGACTATTTTTTCGGGTAAATCAAGAATATCGGTTTTCATCCTGCGAAGAACATATGACTTAGTACGTTCACGTAATTCATCTAAATTACTCGCTCCACTTGTATTCCACACTTTTCTATTCCCAACCGAAAACTGATAACCTTTACAATATCTACGAACGTATGATTGCCAATTCAATGTTAAAGGTGAATCAACAATTTTAAGAAGATTAAAATAATTTATTGGACGAGATGTCATAGGTGTACCTGTCAATAACCAAACTCTTGGTATGGTTTCCAAAACATCATTTAATAAACGAGTTCTATTTGCGGTACTATTACTAACATAGTGAGCTTCGTCTACAATTGCTAAATCAAATTTTTCATTTACCAATAATTTAAAGTCATCACTATCTTCACTTTTTTCTGTTGTATGATAATTCTTTAATATATCATAGTTAATAATGTAATAGTCAAAAGTAGATCCCCATTTACGACCCTCCACAATTAATACTTTTCTATCTGTGTAATTTTTAATCTCTCTATCCCAATTTATTTTAAGGGATGCTGGACAAACAATTAATACTTTCTTAGCGCCACTCTCCATTGACGCAATAACCGCTGCCGTCGTTTTTCCGAGACCCATATCATCGGCCAATATAAATTTGTTGTTTGCTAATAACTTCTCAATGGCGACCTTCTGGTGTTCCATTGGAGGACGATTACTATATGGACTATAATCAATTACACGATTTAACTTTTTTTCTTCTTGGACAATTGCAGATTTGGGTAACCACATTGCGTAGTTTTGTTCTTTTTCAATTACTTTACCCCAAATATGATAAGCTTTATCCGATTCACATAGTAGTTTTTCACACCATATTTTTTCTGGAACCAATGGAAGTAATCTTTCCTCCATTATTTTTTCACCAAATGTAGAGACAATATTAATATGTTTTCTAGCAACTTTTGGATCGGTGTCTTTATATTTCAGGACGTACTCTGCCTGAGGTCTTGTTAGTTTAAAGTTTTTAACTTCTACGAATTTACGTTTGTATTCTAATAAAACGTTATTAAAACCTTCGTAAACAGTTAGAACGTCCCTTGCTTCAACTTCTGGTATTTTTCTTTCCATTATATTATATCTATAATATAACTAAATAGAATGTAACATTAAACTATTTATTAGGATATGGACAATAAATTACCAATTACCAGATTATCTAAATTTTTCTCACAAGACGATTTTGATATCAATATCCAAATGGGGCAAGAGTACCTTCACGGAGATTTGAATATGAAATTGGTGTTATATCGTGTGGATAGACAAAAAACAGATAATGATGATGTATACGCCGAGGCGGGTATGGATGAAATAAAATATTTTCCTCCTATTGAATTTAACGCGTTGGTTAAGATAGACGAACCTAAAAATGCAACATACACTAAAGGTTTAATTAGGTATAATGAACCTGGTAATTTAACATTGTCAGTTTATATAACACATTTAGAAGAATTAAATATTGATATAAGATATGGTGATTATATTGGTTACCAAGATTCAGAGGATAAATTAAGATATTATACTGTTTCAAATGACGGTAAGGTGACATCTGATAATAAACACAAAATGTTTGGATTCAAACCACACTATAGAACTATAGTTTGTACACCAACACAACAAAACGAATTTAGAGGAATATAACATGGGAGTACCTAAAAGAAAAAACAACATCGATGTTTACGGAGACGGAAAGGAAACTTTCCAAGGTAAACAGGTAATTGGAAGAAGACAGGAGTTATTAGATAGAATAACTAAGTCAGACTCATATTTACCCGATTCAATTCTACATGATGATTTGGATAGTGGAATGTTAGATTTCATAAAAACAAATTTCAAAGTTGTTTCTGATGGTCAAACCATACCTATTATCCCTAAAATATTAACAATCCAAAGATGGGGTGAGTTTTCAAATAATTGGGAATTTTCCGATGATGATGGAAATGTTAAAATACCATTTATTGCAATTATTAGAAAACCAGACGTTCAGCCTGGCACAAACCCCGTAACTCAAAGAACAATACCTGATAGAAAAACTTTCCATTATGCAACAGTTCCAACTTGGAATGGAACTGAAATTGGTGCCGATGTTTATAAAATGCCTCAACCTGTTGCAGTGGATATTACATTTGAGGTTACAATCGTGTGTCATAAATTTAGAGAATTAAATAAATTCAATAAAACAGTATTACAAAAATTCTCATCTAGACAAGCATATACAACTGTTAAAGGTCATTATATACCAATTATATTGGAGAGTATAGAGGATAGTAGTCCTATTGATACTGTTGACGGAAGAAGATTCTACATACAAAATTATAAATTTGTAATGTTAGGTATTCTAATTGATAGTGAAGAATTTGAGGTTAAGCCAGCAATAAGTAGATTTTTCTTAATGAACGAGTTTATTACAGAGAAGGCGGTGTCTAAAAAATTCATTAATAAATTAATCGATATCACCCTTGCTTCCTTTGTTGCGGATGGATTACAAACCCAATTTAGTGTTGGGGAAACTATAGGAACTTTATTTAATGTGTCTATTAATGGTCTAGTTCAAGAAAGAGATGTTGATTATTTCCATGTTGCTTACACATCTAAAATAACATTTGCCTCTCCTCCATTGGAAGGAAGTATTATTATTATAACATATTATAAAGGAAGAAATAGTGTAATTACAGACACATATGGTAGTATTTTACAAGTAGTAACAGAATATTACACATATAGTGGTGGTAGTTTAGTGATTACATTAAATAACGGAATTAATAGTATTATAACTGTAGACATTAATGGTTTGATTGAAGAGGAGGGTGGTGGATATGAAATTTCTGGTAGTCAAACAATAACATTACAGGGTACACCAATAATTGGGTCTAGAATAGGTATAACCTATTTGTTTTAATCATCACCATACATATCTTTCTTTTTTGGCTTACAAAGTTCTTCAATGTACTTTTCTAATATTTTATAAATTTTTAATCCATTCTTTTCGCAGTGTGTTTTTAACATCTCATGGTGTTTTTCACTGATTTTTACATTTTTTTGTTTGTTTTCCATGATAAAAGATATAAAAGGATATAAAAAGATAATTTACTATCTTTTTTAATAAAAGTACGGAAATCTTTGCTAAAAACAAAGATATTTATAGAATAACTAATAAAAATAATTAACCAAACAACAATCGATGGCAAATTCAAACAGAGTATTCGTTTCTCCTGGTGTGTATACATCAGAGAAGGATCTAACATTCGTGGCTCAAAGTGTCGGAGTAACTACATTGGGAATGGTGGGGGAAACCTTAAAAGGACCTGCATTTGAACCAATTTTAATAGGAGACTTTGACGAATTCAAAACATATTTTGGTGGTACTTCTCCCGAAAAAGACGGAGTTGGTAATCCAAAGTATGAGTTACCTTACGTAGCAAAATCTTATTTACAAGAATCCAACCAATTATTCGTAACAAGAGTACTTGGGTTGACAGGATATAAAGCGGGTGTTACATTCGCGGTAAAAACATTAGGGGGTATAAGCCCAACAGGAACAACTTGGTCGAATAGTTTAACCGGAACTTCATCTGGTACTATGGATCCAAATGTTTTAGCTACATTAACAGGAAGTACATTTTATGGTGAACTTTCTGGAAAAACCGCAACTGTGGGGACAATTACCGATTATATCTTTAATAATTTTAGTGGATATACAACAGGTGGTACCGCTGATGGAACTTGGTTCACAATTGGTTTAGTACCTACATCAGGAACTACAGGTCAAACTTCTACATTGGAAGTTGTTTCCCCATTATCGGGTTCATTAAATGAAAATAGTCCTAATAATAAAGAATGGTATAACGTGTTCTTTAATTCAGGTGCAACAATCAGTAATGTTTATTCATATAAATTTGTGTGGAATACCTCTACAGGTGTATTTGATGTTACTCGTTACGTATACGCAGCTGAGGTTAATACAGACTATAATGGTATCTCTGTTCTATTATTAAGATCAAGAGGTAGATATGTTAGTGAATCATTAACATATGAAGTTACGGGTACAACTCAATTATCAATATCAGAAATTTCAGGTATTGACATTGAAACAAACCCATTAAATGAATTTACAATTAACGTAACAGGTGCAACAGTAACAGGTGGAACATCATTTACATGTTCTATGGACGTAACATCAACAAAATACGTAACAAAAGTATTAGGTTCTGATGTTTTTGATAAATCATATAGTGACTTCCCTGTATATGTTTACGAATCATATCCTAACTTATTAAAGGCAGGTTTTGAAAGAGGTTTAATTAGAGGTTTAAGTACAACAAAAGTATTTAACACAGAAGGTAATAATTTCTTGGGTCAATGGGATACCCCAATGTCTCCAACTGTAGTTTCAGAAGTAAGAGGTGGTAATGTATCAGATTTATTTGATGTTATTACAATTTCTGACGGAGAAGCGGCAAATTACCAAGTAAAAATAACAATACAAAATATTAATCTTGACTCAGGTGAATTTGATTTAATTGTTCGTGATTTTAACGATACAGATGATAATCAAGTTGTTCTTGAAAAATTCTCAAGATGTTCAATGAATTCAGAAGCTCCAGGTTATGTTGCTAGAAAAGTAGGAACATCGGACGGTGAGTATGAATTACGTTCTAAATATATTATGTTATCAATGTCAGATAATCATCCAACAGATGCTTTCCCTGCTGGTTTCAAAGGTTTTGTAAATAATAAAAACTTCTCAGGAACAACTGTAGGTAGTGTAATATTTAAAACCGAATATACCGATGCTGGTGATGTTGTAACATATAGTGCAGATGGTAATGAAGTCATAGAATCTGGAGATAAAGTTAAAAAGGTAATGTTAGGACTTTCATCACAAGTTGGATTTGATAGTGATTTATTTAAATATAAAGGTGTTGGTGGTACGAATACAACATTTGGTTTTCACTTATCAACAAACGCATCTTCAATTGTAACAACTGGATCAACTCAAATTTATCAAACAACAGCCTACGATTTAGAAGGAACAGAAAAAGATAAATTAGCTAATATTGCATATCGTAAATTTACATTTGCGGTTAGTGGTGGTCATGATGGTTGGGATATCTACAGACAAACAAAAACATATAGTGATAACTACATTTTTGGTAAATCAACATATACTAACAATAAAACAACTGGTTTATATAGTGGTGTCTTCAGTCCAACAACTGGAAACTCTGATTATTATGCTTATTTACAAGGTATTGAAACGTTTGCAAACCCTGAAGCGATTGATATCAATGTATTCGCAACTCCAGGTATTAACTTCCAAGAACATACTTCATTGGTAAATCAAGCAATTGATATGATTGAAAATGAAAGAGCGGATTCATTATATATAATGAACTCACCGAATTCAACTTCAGCAACACAAGTAGTTGATGATTTGGATACAGCTTCTATCGATTCTAACTACTCAGCAACTTATTGGCCTTGGATTCAAATAAGAGATACCGATAACGCTACTAACATCTATATCCCACCAACAGGTGAGGTTTTGAAGAACATTGCGTTAACAGATAACGTTTCTTATCCTTGGTTCGCAGTTGCGGGTTATTCAAGAGGTTTGGTAAACGCGGTTAAAGCTTCTAAAAAATTAACTCTTGATGAAAGAGATGATTTATACAAAAATAGAATTAATCCAATTGCTACATTCTCTGATACAGGTACCATTATTTGGGGTAACAAAACATTACAAGTTAGAGAGTCTGCACTTGATAGAATCAACGTAAGAAGATTATTATTGAGAGCAAGAAAATTAATCTCTGCAGTAGCTGTTAGATTGTTATTTGAACAAAATGACGAACAAGTTAGACAGGAGTTCTTGAGATTGGTTAACCCTATCTTAGATTCAATTAAGAAAGAAAGAGGTTTATATGAGTTTAAAGTTAGTGTTTCTAGTGATCCAGAGGATATAGATGCAAACACTTTAAGAGGTAAGATTTACATCAAACCTACTCGTTCTCTTGAATTTATTGATGTTGAATTCGTAATAACTCCAACAGGAGCATCATTTGAGAATATCTAATCTAAAAGGAAGGTATAAAAATAAGAAGGGGGTCGAAAGACCTCCTTCTTTGTTTGTGGAATGCTCCACGTGGAACCAACTGGTATAAAGGTTTTATTATTATACGATGCCCAGTATACTAGAACTAGATATACTAGTATTTATATTATATTTATTAAAAGATATATAATTTTATTATTTATTACTGGAACTGGAATACTGGAGGATTTGTAAAAAACTACGAAAAATAATTGACAAAATCAAGTAGCAACCGAAAAATAAATTTATTTCCAAAAAAGATATATTTATAAGAAGTATAAAATAACAAAAAACTTAACAAATACAAAATGGCAGATTTACTAATGAAAATGCCGGTTCCTTATGAACCGAAAAGACAGAACAGATTTATTCTTAGATTCCCTTCATCTTTGGGAATTAACGAGTGGTATGTATCTTCAACAAAAAGACCTTCAGCTAAAATTAACTCAACAGAGATTCCTTTCTTGAACACTTCAACATACGTTGCTGGTAGATTTACTTGGGAAGAAATGAGTGTTACATTTAAAGACCCGATTGGTCCTTCAGCTTCTCAAGCATTAATGGAATGGTTCCGTTTACACGCAGAATCAGTAACAGGTAGAATGGGATATGCTGCTGGATATAAAAAAGATATTGAACTTGAAATGTTAGACCCAACAGGAGTTGTGGTTGAAAAATGGATTATCCAAGGTTGCTTTTTAACAAGTTTAAACTTTGGTGATTTAGATTATAACAACGATGCTTTAGCTCAAATTACATGTAACTTGAGAATGGACCGTTGTATCCAAGTATATTAATAGTTATTTTTTCATATTTAAACCAGTAACCAAATTAGTAAATCTGTCTAATGGGTTACTGGTTTTTTATTTTAAATCTTTACTTTGTGATAGTTATAGTATAACTTTATAGTATGGAAGAATACAGAGTAGACCCCAATATCGCATATGACGTAGTTGAATTACCTAGTAGAGGTATTCACTATACAAACAACAAAAAATCGGTTAGAATTGCTTATTTAACTGCTGCAGATGAAAACATTTTATCATCCCCAAGTTTAATTGCAACGAACAAAGTTGTTGATGAATTATTAAAAAGAAAAATTTTAGATAAAGATTTACCAATTGATGATTTGGTTGAGGAGGATAGACAAGCTATATTGATTTTCCTACGAAATACCTCTTTTGGTAGTGAATATAAGATTACCGCAACTGACCCTAAAACAGGGGAACAATTTTCATTCGAGGTTGATTTATCAACAATGAAAACGAAGGACTTCTCATTGACTGCGGATGCAAATGGAGAATATCCATTTTATATGGAAAAATCTAAAATTGATATCACCTTTAAATTTCTAACAAAAAAACAAGAAAAGGAAATAGATGTGATTAGAGATAGTTGGAACGGTAATGGTATTGCACCAATTGTAACCAAACAACTTGAAATGATGATAAAATCGGTAGGTGGAAATAAAGATTTAATGAATATTAGAAATTTTGTTGAAAATTTACCAATAAAAGATTCACAGGATTTTAGGAAATTTATAAACGAGAATAAACCGGGGTTAGATTTAACCCAAACAGCAACCACCCCGTCAGGAGACACAATCCAAGTTGAAATTGGATTCGGGGTTGAGTTTTTTCGTCCTTTCTACGGATTATAAAAAGGGACAATTAGATGAAATTTTATTTTTGGTTAAAAGAGGTTTCTCTTACGGAGACCTTCTTTCTATGCCTGTTTATATTAGACGATATTATATTCAACATTTAATATCATTAGAAACCTCAAGTTAATCTATTTATATGTATGGCAAATATTAGTGATTATATAGGGAAGTATGGATCTGCGTTGAATGATTCAAAAGCTTATATAGATAAGGTTGAATTAGAAACAGGTAAAAAATATACTATCACAAGTGGAGAATCTCAAAAAATATTAGATTTTTGGAATAAAAAACAAAATGGGGTAACTCCAACAACAAATACACCATCTTCATCGAATCAAAATTTTGGTAACAAGGTAGTCGATTTAACGAAAGGGTTATTGGACACCCAAACCACACAAACAAGTCAATACGATTCAAAAGAAATGTATAGAATTAATGATATGTTAGATATCATTAACAAAAAAGGTGAAACCACAGGCGGGCTTATGGATATGGCAAAAAGAGCATTAGGTGATGTTGCATCTGGAATTGCTACCCAATTAACTCAGGAATCTCAACTAAGAACTGATATCAACGAAAAGGTTGGTATGCAAGGTGAATTATCAAAAGGATTGAGGGAGGAAATGGTTGCCGCGTATCCATCTGTACTTAGATTAGGATATGGTATGGAACAGTTATCTGGTATGATGACTGAAATGATGGGTAAAACAGGAAGATTTAATTTAATATCAGAACAAACAATAGGTCAAGCAGCTAAAACCGCAAGAGCATTTGTTGGTGATTTAAAAGATATGGGTGCCGTTTTTTCTGAATTTGAAAAAGTAGGTCTTGGTGCATCTGACGCAACAAAAGCTATAGATAAGGCAGGAGTATCTTCATTATCGTTGGGGTTAAATAGTAAAAAAACAACAGGAGAACTAAGAGAAAATTTAGGAAAATTGAATGAATATGGATTTGCAAATGGTGTACAAGGATTAAATAGAATGGTACAAAAGGCTAATGAATTTAGAATGAGTATGGATTCGGTATATACAATTGCAGATAAGGTTTTTAGTCCTGAAGGTGCGTTGGAATTAAGCGCAAATTTATCTGTATTGGGTGGTGCAATGGGTGATTTTGCTGACCCAATAAAATTAATGTATATGGCAACCAATAATGTTGAGGGATTGCAAGATGCATTAATTGGTGCTGCGGGTTCATTAACATCATATAATCAAGAACAAGGAAGATTTGAAATTACGGGGGTTAACTTAAGGAAAGCCAAAGCAATGGCTCAGGAATTGGGTATTTCATATCAAGAGTTAGCTAAGGGTGCAATCGCCGCTTCTGAAAGATCGGCAGCAGCTAGTGCTTTAATGACAAGTGGTTTAGTTATGGATGATAAAGAAAAAGAATTCATAACTAACTTATCACAAATGAAAGATGGTAAAATGGTTATTGAAGTTCCATCATCATTACAAAAACAATTAGGATTAAATTCAGAAGAGACAACAGTAGCTTTAGAAGGTTTATCTGATGCACAAAAAAATATACTATTAGCAAACCAAAAAGCGTTTGAACAAATGACAGCGGAAGACATTGCTAAAGGACAATTAAGTGCAACTGAAAACATTCAAAGGGACGTTGCATTTTTGGCGGCAACAACAAGAGGTCAAGCGGTTAAAGCGTTTAAATCTGCTGCGGAAGCTGCGGGAATCACAGGAGAAGATAGTCAAAAATTTGTTACTGAAATGACAAATAAATTGGCTAAAGGAGAAATTGAAATGATGGGTAGTTTTAATGAAACCGCCAAAAACTTTGTTCAATCATTTAAAAAAGAAGCAACAAACGCAACTACAGGTACCGCAACTGCAACGGCTAAATCAATGGATGTTACAACCGCAGAAAAGAAAGCTGCAGAATCTAAACAGTCAAATGAGAATAATAATAAAAAAGAAATAACTATACAAATGAAAGGAGGTCCGGCGTTATATGACGGATGGGCTAACCAAATCATTAAAAACTCAAGTTTAAAAGATGATTTTT